AGATCGCAGAAGTTGGCTATAAGTTTGAATTAAAACTTCCTGGAACTGGTGAAGCTACTGGTGTATTTATTAATGTACGTGGCGATCAATCTAAAACAGTAAAAGCTTTTGGTCGTAAGAAATATGCAGAATTTAAACTGCGTGAACAACAAGCAAAACGAAGAGGCAAAGAGCCTGAAGATATGACACTAGAAGAAGCTGAAGAGCTGAGTGTAGAGTCTGCCGTAGTCCGTGTAATCGGATGGGAAAATATCACAGAGAACGGTAAAGAGGTTGCATTCACAAAAGAAAATGCAGAGCGAGTTTTTAGTGAATACTCTTGGATTAAAGATGCAGTGATGGAGGAATCAGGTCAACTCCTGAACTTTCGCTCAGAGTGAAATTGACGATGCTATTGGGTTCGTAAAGCAAGAGTTTGAGCTAAGTAGAAAATCTGGTAACTCTGGTTCCTTACGGGATCAATTAAACTCCATATGGCGACAAACAGGTGTGAAACCTAAAGAGCTAGATGATATTAAAGAATTACCAGAAAGTTGCAATCAAGTCTGGCGTTGGTTTATAGATCTTAATAATGCAAGATCATCTAATGGTTACGGTGTCAACCCTATAGCGTACTCTGACCTTAAAGCTTATCTAGATCTCATAGGTATAGAGATTGAAGACTGGGAACTGAGCTTAATTAAACGCATAGATAACGAAGCAATGCTATCATATGCAAAAGAGTCTGAAGCTGAACGAAAAAAAGCCTCTAAGAAATAAAGTAGTAGCCTTCTCAGGAGGGCTTCTATGTATGTATTAATAATAGTATATACATAGAATTATACTATTCATTACGTAGGAAATAAAAATGGAACTTGCCAGTCTAAAATTTGTCGTCGATACAAAGCAACTACAAGACGCAGCAGCTGAAATTGCTAAGTTAGCAGTTGAAGTATCTAAGTTAGATAAACCAATGCAGAACTTTGCTAAAGAATCCGCAAAGACTAATAAAGAATTGTCTAAGGCAGAGGACTCTGCTTCTAGGGCTGCACTTGCTAAGGTTAAATTACAGCAAGCAGAAGAAAAATCTGCAACTGCTGTAGGTAAATCTACGTCTATGCTAGAGCGCCAGAATCTTATCCTAGAGTATATGGCACAAGGTAATTCCAAAGGTCAAGCTTCGATCTTAGCTACAGCTAGAGCTGCTGGTGCTTTAGATGAAGATATGCTGGCTCTGAATAATACGTTGAAAACTCAGCGTAGTTTAATCGGTGGAGATCCTTTTGATAAAAGTATCGGGTTACTCCAGAAGCTGCAGAATGAATATAAAACAACCAATGAAGTCACCAGCTTATTTAACAGAAATCTAGGTTTAACTGAAAAGCAAATGACCGACCTAGCTCGTGAAAAAGAGCGTTTGATTGCACTATACGGCATTGAAGGTAGGAGTCTAACTGGCCTTGGTACAGAGTACGAACAACTAGTACAGAAGAGTTTAAGGCTTAACCAGGCTAATGATGCTAGAACTAAAAGTATGCGAGATCAGGTTCAAGCAACAAACGCAACGGCTAAGGCTAGCGAATATGTAGCTACCGAATTGGAGAGAGCTACTAGATTAACTGCCTCTAACGGAGAGATCACAAGTGCAACAAACAATAAACTAATAAAGTTTGAACAGGCATTAAAACGCTCAGGTAAAACTGCATCAGAGCAAGCGGCTGCTTTAACAAAGTATAAAACAGCTTTAGGCTCTATTGAAAAAGCAGGTGGCAATCGTCAGGTAGATTACCTATCTCGTGCCCTTGGCCCACAGATTACCGACATCGCTGTTGGTTTATACTCCGGTCAGGCGCCTCTTACTGTTCTATTACAACAGGGTGGTCAGTTGCGAGATCAATTTGCATTAGCTGGGGTAGCAGGTTCTCAAATGGGTGCCATGCTTGTTCAAGCCAGTAAAGCAATGGTTAGCAGCGTGAAAGATATTGGTTTAGCTGTAGGTCAGTTAATAGTAAATGCAATTACTGGTTCTGGTAGTGCTATTGTAAAGTTCGGTATGCAAATAACAGGCACTTCTGCTTTATTAGATATATTTCGTGTTAAACTTATCGCAATATCTGGAGAGGGATCGGGGCTAGTAAAAGCATTTGATCTCATTGGAAAAGCTCTAACTTTTGTTGTAGGAGTAGGGGCAGCTGTTGCGATAGCTGCGCTTATTGCTTTAGCTTTTTCTGTTAGTTCGCTAGTAAAAGAAGAGAATGCATTAAACAGGGCGCTAAACCTAACAGGTGCTGCTATGGGTCTAAATCTAGATATGGCATACGATGCAGCTAGGGGTATGGATGAATTCGGTGTAAGCACTGGAGATGCGCTTAAAGTCCTAACAGAAATGGCAAAGATTGGCGGCATGTCTGTTTCTAGTTTAAAAATGATTGCAACAACTGCTCAAGCACTAAAGACAGCTTTTGATATTCCAATTGCAGATACAGTAAAGCAGTTCAAAGAACTCCAAGAAAAACCAACAGAAGCTTTAACTAAATTAGCTATTAAACTTGGTACTATCCCGGTAGAGATTCTAAAACAAATTGATGCTTATGAGCGTGCAGGTAATGCTATTAAAGCTGCAGAGCTAGCTACTGCAGCTTATGCAGATGCAGGCAAGACTGCAGCAGATAGAACAGTAGAAAATTTTGGTAGTATTACAAGGCTTGGCATTTCACTAGGTAAGATTTGGAGTGCTACTTGGGATTCTATTATGAATATAGGACGTAGAGATACTTTAACAGAAGAACTAGCTCAAGTTGAAAAAAATCTAGCATTCCTGCAGGGGCGTAGGGGAGCAGGTACAGAAGGTTCAGCTACAAATAATCGCATATTAGCTACGCAAGGTTTAATAGAAGATTTAAAAAATGAAATAGCTGCCAAAAAAGATTTAGCAGCTGTCGAAGCTAAGAACTCAGAGGCAGCAAGTAAGTTCGAAGACGACAAAAAGAAGCGAGATGAAGCAGCTAATAAACTTGAAAATGAAGCTAGTAAAATAGAGCAGTCTTATCAGCAGATGCTACAACAGGCTACCAGTTTCCTGCTAGCTCAAATTGGTGCTGTAGAGAATCTAACAAAAGCAGAAATCGCGCTAGCTCAGATACGATCAACCGATGCTTTTAAGGGTCAATCTAAAACACGTCAAGATGCAATCAGTGCAATTTATGCAGAAGCTAATGCTAATGAAATACTAAAGAGAACAGAAGACGAAAGAAAAAGAGATATAACCCTTATTGCAGATCTATACGGTAAGAGCGATAACATGGGTGATCAATACTACAGTACACTTAGAAAACTAGATGAAGCACTCCTAGTTGGAAATGTATCACTTGAGGAATACGGTAAGCTACTAAATATTATTTATAAAACTTCAAATTCGTTTAAAGCTTTAGAGAGTGTTAAGATAACCGTAGATAAAAATATTACAGATATTAATGCAGAACGTAAAACTCTTAGTTCTAGCTCTGGTATGGACTTTAAAACAGAAGCTGAAAAAGCATCTATTACTTCACTGTCTAAATTTAAAGAAGCTAGTTTGAAAGCTGACAATGAGTATGCGAAAAATCTAGCAGAAGCTTCCCGAACAATGAATCAAGCTGAATATGCTGAAGCTGAAGTTCTATACGCAAATCTAGCTGAGGTCAAGAAAGCTAAAGCGCAAGAAGTCTATGATAGAGAGCAGTACTTATTAACCGACGGTTTTAAACGCAATCAAGCGTATGCTACTGCCTTTGAGGACTTGTTTAAAGGCATGGGTGATGCAATTGTAGACTTTGCTTTAACTGGCAAAACATCCTTTGGAGATATGGTTAAATCTATGCTCATAGGTCTGATTAAACTTGAAATGCAGATGGCTATGACTAACATGTATAAAGCTGCAGGTGGTGGCTCTGGTATAGTAGCTGCTATATCTTCTTCACTTGGTTTTGCGAATGGTGGTTCATTTGATGCAGGTGTACAGAAGTTTGCTAACGGTGGTTCATTCACAAACTCAATCGTAGATTCTCCTACTATGTTTAAGTTCGCTAAAGGCACCGGCATGATGGGTGAAGCTGGTCCTGAAGCTATTATGCCACTTCGTAGAGGATCTGATGGTTCTCTGGGTGTAGTAGCTGCCGGTGGTAACTCTAGTAATGTTTCTGTGCAAGTTATTAATAACAGCAGTTCACAAGCAACTACAAATGAAACTACGGACTCTAAGGGTAACCGAAAGATTGAAGTAGTAATCGGTGAAATGCAAGCAGGTGAAATATCACGCAGCGGTAGTTCTTCACAGAAATCTATTAAGTCTACATTCGGTATTCAACCACAATTAATTAGGAGATAATATATATGGCAGCTTATGTATGGCCTGGATCTTTACCACAAAGACCTTTGTCTAGTTACTCAGAGACTTCTGGTGCAATAATTCTCAGAACTCAAACTGATTCTGGGCCTGCAAAGATGCGCAGAAGAGGTAAACGTCCAGATACCCTTAGCGTTCAGTTTGACATGTCTACGGCGCAGTGTGAGACTCTCAGAGTATTTACTCAGGATACACTAATGGCTACGGCTAGGTTCGACTTTACACATCCTAGAACACTAGCAGTAGTCGAAGTCAGAATAGTACCTCAAGGGGACGGACAACTGTTTTCCTTAGCTTATCTTCTACCAGAGTATTGGCAAGTCTCTTTACAATTTGAGGTGTTACCTTGAGTAGATTAACTTCACTATCACCTGCTGCGTTAAGAGCAGTTTTCTCTCCTGATGCAGATGATGACTTACTTATACTACTTACTATCTATGATCCTTTTAATGAAGATCAAGTTGTATATAGATTAGCAGACGGATATACTAAGCGATTATCTGAGAATGCAGCGGAAGTTACATATGGTGTTACTAGTAATTCACAGGACTTTACTTTCCTGCCTATGCAGATTTCCCTGCCATCTGAAGATGAAGCACAAGCTCCCAGATGTTCTATTGTAATGTACGATGTTACTAGATTTCTTACGCCTATTATTAGAACTTTAACAGCACCACCTAGAATTAAATTAGAACTGGTACTCAGTAAATCTCCCGATGTAGTCGAAGTATCTTTCTCAGACTTCTATATTACTGGTTTTACTTATAATGCAGATACTGTTACAGCTGAGTTATCTATGATTGATTATGAACGCGAGCCGTTTCCGGTGCATTCTTTTACGCCAAGATATTTCAGTGGTATGTTCTAAACCAACAAGAGGAATATAAATGAATTTTGATAAATATGTAGGTATTCCTTACGCTGAAAAAGGTAGGGATATTTCAGGGTTAGACTGCTATGGTTTAGTCCGTCTGATCTACAAAGAAGAAAAGAACATCAGTCTACCAAGTTTTACTGCAGATTACGCTGTGCAGGATAACAAAAGAATCGAAGAGCTAATTGCACAATATAAAGAAGGATGGGAACCTGCAGAGGAACCTCAAGTAGGCGATATTGTTCTATTTAGAATTCTAGGTATAGAGTCTCACGTAGGTTTAGTTATTAGCCCTACGCACTTTATCCATGTAAGAGAAAAGCAAGATACTGCTATTGAATCACTAAGTTCAACTAAGTGGAATAAACGCACGGTAGGTTTCTTCAGGTATTCTGAGAATAAAAATGCTATTCTAAACACAGTCCCGCATCCATTAAAAACTGAACGCTACACAGTAGCAGTTATTCCAGGTACTACTGTAACAGAGCTTATACAGAATATTAGCTTGCAGTATAATGTAGCTGCAGAGCTTAAAAGCAGAATCAGTGTAATGATCAATGGTAGAGTTATTGCACAAGAGGATTGGCATACTACTGTTATCAATAAGAACGACGTAATCGAATACCGAGCAGTTCCTACAGGAGATGCAGTAAGATTAATAGCTGTTTTAGCTATTTCTTTCTATGCTCCAATGCTTGCAGGTTCTCTTACTGGTTATACATCTGCAGCAGCAGCTGCAGGTGTTATGGGTGGGAGTGTAACTTTAGGTTTAACTGCATTAAATATCGCAGTAACTGCAGGTATTATGATGATTGGTTCTGCACTAGTAAATGCTATTGCACCAATCAGGCCACCTGTAGTTCAAAATAGGAATGACCCTGGTTCTGCAGAAAAGCAATTAATGGTTAATGGAGGTTCTAATCCTCTTACACCTTATGCTGCAATCCCTGTTGTTTTAGGAAAAGTACGTGTAACACCTCCACTAGGTTCCGTAAACTTCTTGACATACGAAAATGAACGCGATAGTTATTTATCTATGCTATTAGTCTGGGGCTATGGCCCTTTAACTATCGATGCTGCTACTTTAAGAATAGGTGAAATACCTTTAACTAACTTTACAGATTACAATTACATTACACTTGATAGAAAAACTGAACCTTCTGCAACTACTAAGAGGGACTTTGATTCTATCTATGGAAACGACATAACACAGATTAATACACAGATTGAATTAGTATGTGATGGCAACCCAGAAGCAACAGTAGCTCCTGGTCCTTGGTTCGAGGCCGCTACTGGAACAGAGTTTAACACAAATGAAGAGATTGTGCCTGTCACTTCAGTTACGGTAGCTTTGCATTTTCCACAGGGTTTACGTAAGATATTCACTAAAGGAGATAATGCAGGTAACTCTGCAGCTACTTCAGTGAATATTAGACTAGAGTCTTCGAATGATTCAGGTACTACTTTTACTTTACTTGAGTTATTAACTATAGGTGGAGATACGGCTAAGAAAGATGCATTTACTACTACACGTACATACTCAGGTTTAAATAATCCACAGATGCTAGTTAGAGCACGAAGAGAGACTGGGGATAACGTAGAAGACAATCCAGATATTCGTTACTACTTTGTTTCCGTTCTACAAGATGTAACATTCTTACGTAATACTACGCCTGCAGTTGATCCTGTTGGAACTAAGATTGCAAAGACAGCTTTCAAAATTAAGGCTACTGAGCAACTAAATGGAAGCATTCAAGGTATTAGTGCAGTAGTCCAAACTTGGTGTAAAGATTGGAATGGAACTGCATGGGTAGATGGTAATACAAATAACCCAGCAGCTTTGATGCGCTACGTACTAGAGCATCCAGCTAACCCACGTAAGGTTACTAACGCAAATACTCAAATCAATCTAGCGCAGTTGCAATACTTCTACAATTACTGCCAAAGCATGGGTTTTGAGTACAACGGTATATTAGGAGAAGCTAGAAGTATACTAGAAGTTATCAGAGATATTTGTGCTGCTGGTAGAGCTAGTCCTGCACTTGTTGATGGTAAATGGACAGTAGTTATAGACGAAGTTAAACCAAATGTAATTCAGCATTTTACACCACATAACTCTTGGGGTTTTGAAGCTACAAAAGTATTGCCTAAACGTCCAGAAGGTTTACGTGTAACATTCTACGATGAAGATAGAGATTACCAAGAATCAGAAACTATTGTTTATGATATAGGTAAGACAGCTACAAATGCTACATTATTTGAAAGCATTACTCTTCCAGGTGTAACTAAACGCAGCCTAGTTGTCGATCATGCTCGTTGGCATATGGCACAGATTAAACTCAGACCAGAAGTTTATACTCTTAATTCTGACATAGAATACTTAGTATGTAATAGAGGTGACCGTGTGAAAGTAATGCACGATGTCCCAATGTGGGGTTTAGGTTCCGGTAGAATTAAAACTAGGTTATCAAGTACTAAGCTACTGCTAGACGAAGATCTTCCAATGCAAGCGGGTGTTAATTATACCCTACGATTTAGAAGTAAACTAGGTGCTTCTACAGTAAGAACTCTTGTAGCTAAAACTATAGATGGTTACTATAATGAAGTTGATTTAACTACTGCAGTGACTACAACAGAAGCTGATGTACTGGATCTATTCTTATTTGGAGAATTACAACAAGAGGCTCAAGACTGTATTGTAATAGGTATCGAACCTTCTGCAAATAACTCAGCTAGACTTA